CTTTTTCATCTAAGACTTCCTCCTTCATACCCTTGGTTTTTACACCTCTTTTTGCTTTATGCTCATCAGTTCTTTTCTTACTAAGTTCTGCTGCCTGTGATGGTTTCTGACCAAAGTATCCTTGAGGTTCTGTACTACCTGCCTTACCAAACCTTCTTTCATTTCTTGCTTTTGTTCTTGGTAAAGAATAAATTGGTGATTTTACTTTATCTACTTTTGCTTCATCAACAACCTCTTCACTTGTGACACCTGCTTTTGATCTTTCTCTTTCAGCAATGCTTTTGATGATCATCTTTAACTTTGCTCTCTTACCATATGGATTTGGTTTCTTTTCTTGTTTACCAAATGCTGCCATTTGACCGGATGGTTTACCTGATCCTCTAGTAATACCATATGCCATACCTTCAGAAGTTGATGTAGTATGCTGTTCATCAGGAGTATTTGATGCAAGGTTCTTTGCTTTCTGTTTCTTAGAGATCTTTGGCCCTCCTACTGGATCACCATACTCATCTCTTTTCATTTCTCCTAAATCAGATCTCCAATCAGATGGATTGAGTGGTTCTGGTTTGATAATGTCTACTGCTTCAACTTCAGTGAACTTAATATCATCTTTTTTCCAATCTTGAACTAATAATTCACTCTCTATTGCAGTTTCCTCTTTCATATGAGGTGCTGCTTTATAGAGTGGTTCACCTGTTTTTACACTCTTTTTACCTGCCTTGTAATCCTGATATGCTTTGGTATTTGATTTTTTATCAGCGTTAGTTACAGTCATTGGCATTTCTAATCCCTCTGACTTATTACCCCAGTTTGCAGCACCAACTTTACGACACTTCACTAATGCACCTGATGCATACGCAGATGGCCATACAGAATATCTTGATTTTACTTTATGATAACAAGCATCTTTTGTGCCACTACCCTTTCCTTTCTTATCTTTGACTTCATTAATAATATCATAGATTGTATTTGTTTCTGAACGATATTTTTCTTTTTGATTTGGAATAATATATTCAACATCTAATACATCTCCAACTTCAACATTATTTTCTGCAAACCAACCACGATTAACTTCAATTGCTAATTCTATTGCACCTTCCGAATATACTGGAACTGGATTATTTGGTTCTAATTGTTTTATGCTTTCGATAACACCGTCTTCTCTGATAAATGCAATGTCAAGAGGTATTTTTGTTTCAGTCATATGGAAAGACTGCTGTGCGATATTATCAAATACAAAAAGCATACCGCTATCTACATCTAAACTTTCACGGAACATTAGTCCTTGTTTGAAATCTATGGCACTTTTTGGAACCTCTAGTCTCAAAGGTAATGTAAATTCTTCTTTCATTTTTCTTTTTGGATCAGTTGATACCATTGTTGGTGCTGCTGCACCAGATTTTTGTGGTTGATTAGGATCTGCTGCTCTTTTCCTTCTTGCAGCACTATCTCTTTCTTTATCACTCATGGATCTTCTCTTTGAAGAGGAGACACACTTAGGAGTTGATTTTTGACCGGGTTGACGAGCACAAGGCTTACCATCATATTTACCACCAACTTGAACCCAACCTTTTACTTTGCGTCCAGACTTAGTGGTTCCACTTGATTTACCAAACCAAGCACGGAGTCCTTCTTCATTCATTGCTTTTTCTAAATCATCTGCTTGTTTTGCATGTGTTTTAGATCCACCCCTTAGTTTTTTAACCAAATGTTTTATAAATGGTTTATCTTTTTTATCTAAGGTTTCTTTCATGAGAAACCCATCATCACGAAGAACAGATCCTTCGGGAATAGGTTTACACTTCTTGTCAGTGTTGCAATAGTAATATCCTTTTTTACAGGATTTCATTATTCAGTGCTTTTTGACTCATTATTATTTAGAATACCTTGTTTTAGAAGTTTTGACAACTCACTTGTGGATCCGACAAATAAGGCATTATTCGTGACATTATTTTGTGTTTTAGTGCTGTCTTCATCAATATCTTTCATCTTTTTCTGTAAATCCATTAATTTATCTGTGCTATCTGCAACTGATTTAATTAACTGTCCAGCAACTTCATATGCTCTTGGACTTGCACTTTCACCAGCAACTTCCATAATACCATTGATTGCTTCTTGTCCCTTTTCAATTAGAGAATATAATTGTCCTCTTGTATATTTGTAATCCTTTTCAACATCATTCTTTTTTAAAACAACATTCGGTAATTCATTTTTTTCATCTTTTTTTACAATAGATGTTTCAACATTGAGAGATTTTTCAATACTATTGAAATTTGTATTCATCATGAGTCTGTCCTTGTTGCAGGATTAAATTGTAATGAATCTGTGAAGATGCTTGATGTCTCACTAAATCCAAAGTCATCACCAATATCTATAAGATTATCATCTGCTGTGGTTAACTTATTGACTCTTGCCTGTTCAAGATGTTCAACTTTAAGTGTTCGATCAAACCCTCTTTTCACAACTAAAGTAGTCGCATCTGGTTTTTCTTTGATCTGCATAACTTCACTATCAATTACAATACGATCACCAACTGTAAAGTTTGTTGTATCATTCACAGTAAATCTAACTTCTGTTGCACTGATGTTAAATGTAAGAACCGCAGTATTATCACCATCATAATCCTTGACTGCTTTTGGTGTAACAACATAACGAAGTTCTCTTCTCTTATTCTCACGATCCATATTAGTATGATAATCCAACTGAACTTTCTTGATAAGACCTTCTGGAGTATCTGCAACTGGGCCGAATAGATATGTTTTTGCTGTAAAATTAAGTGTATAAATTAACGCTCTTCTTGTCGCAAAATCTCCTTCATAATCATCTTGGAATGAAATATTATCTAATACAACACTAATGTCTCTCTTCTCTCCAATTACGCTTACTAAGTCTACGGTTAAATTAAAAGATGGTTGAAAGAATGGTAAAATCTGTTCTATGATTTGTAGTCCATCATCGTTTAGTTTAACTAAGATATTTAATTCAAAACCAATATTATATGGCACTGGCATGAATACTTTTCTTAAGTTTGATCCATCAGATGCTTTGAATGTTTGCGTGATTGTAGATTTTCTTGTTGCATCATATGAAATGTTAGTCATTTCAAAAGACATTCTTGGTAATGTAATTTGAGTTGCACGATTTAAATCTGCTTGCTGTTCAAGTCTTGCTAAAAATTTCTGCATTGGGCCATACTCTAATGCAACTTTCATATCGCTAATTGATTTACCACTATTATCCTTATGTCGAATGTGAATATCATTAAACAGAGTACCAAAAGATATAACAGTCTTTCTAAGTATTTCGTGATAAAAATAAGTGCCTAACATTAGTATGTACCAAAGGGATTAGATTCCGCAAAATCAACAATTTCATCTGCAGCCAGTTCAAATTCATCATTATCACTGTATGCATCATATTTATCCTCTTGTTCATATTGACGAACATTATATGCAACAAACGATGTTGTTCCTGTTGATAGTGTAAATGATGATGAAGATGTATTCAAACTAGGAGTATCAACGGTAATAGATCCTATACCGATCGATACAACTGTAACACCTAATCCAATTATATTATCTACCGCTGATACAGCTGCACCAACTGATATTCCAGTTGTATTGATTCCAGTGATCAATGTTGTAGATACACCAACTGTTCCAGTTGTTGTTCCTGTTGACACAAATACTGTCTTATGAATCCTGTGTCCAGTTCCCGGATCAATACCTGTTTGAATTCTAACTTCTTCACCCGGTATAAATCCACTGACGGTAGATCCAATTCCAACATTTGTAATCTTAAGAATTTTTGTATCTGCATCCCATGATCTAACGATTGCCTCTGTATTCGATGTTTGACCGACAACTAGATCATTATAGAGATAATTACCACGACCAGTTATAATATTTGGATCTGCAACTGTAACTGCTGGTGCAACTGTGTACCCTACACCGGGGTTAACAGGTCTTATAGACGATAATTTAGCATTTCCAGTGTCAACTATAGCAGTTGCAGTAGCAGTCGTTCCAGCACCACTAGGCCCTGCTACAGTGATTAATGGTGGAACGGTATATCCAGAACCTTCATTAGTAATTGTATAAGATATCACACCTCTTCCGGATGTTGTGATTCCACATGTTGCAATCGCACCAGTTCCATTTCCACCAACAATACTAATACTTGGTGCGACTGTATATCCAGCACCTGCATTTGTTAATATCAATTCCTTAATAGAGAATACACCATTTCTTTCAGTCGTAATTGCGACTGCAGATGCATTCACACCTATCGATGCGTCTCTTGATGTTGAGATGAATACAGTTGGTGTTGATGTATATCCAGATCCATCGTTTAAAATTGTAAGTGAATTTATAAACCCAGACTGAGCAGGTGCAAGAGTTGCTGATGCTGTTGCAGTTGCACCTGAACCAACAAGATTAAGTGTCGTAATAAATCCTTGATCTTCTATCTGTGTATCAATT